AATAATGAAGTTATTAAAGATTATCTAAAGGATGTGGCAAATGAAAGTAACAAGAATTGAAATCTCTCTTGAATGGGAGGATAGCGGCGAATTTGAGCATGAAACTTATGAAGACTCTTTTGATGATGCAATTCGCGTACTAAAGAAAATGAAAAAGAAATATCAAGATGGAATAAAGGAGGAATGGGATTAATGAAGTTTAAGAATACTGAGGTTTTTAACTTTGAAGGTGCTTTACGTGGTATGAGAAATCCGCTTAATAGCTGGGCTAAAAGCGATTCTATTTTGTGTCCAGGTAGTTGTGATAATTGTGATAAATGGCGTCTTGATTGGTCAGTGTGTCCAGGCAATATGCTTAAAGGGGCTTTTGTAATCGGACCTAATGATATGGATCTTTGTCGTAGACTAATCAATGGAGGTCCAGAACATCGTAAATTTCTTAGACAAATCTTCGTGAGTGTAGATATTACTGCTCCTCTCTACTGGCTCAAGGAGTTTGATACCTACCGTATTGGAGTAACCGAGAATTCAACTAGCACCATGCATAAACTGGCAAGCACTCCAATTACGCTTGAATGTTTTGAGACTGATGATTTTACTAACTTCGCGGATATTGATGAAACATTAAATCCAGATACTATTATTGCTTATTGTGAAACCTTGCGTCAAAAATATCTTGAAACAAAAGATAAGCGATATTGGAAAGAGCTTATCCGTTGGCTGCCCAATGGTTGGCTTCAAACGCGTACAGTAACTATGAATTATGAGAATCTTCGTAGTATGGCTCATCAGCGCGCCGGACACAAGCTCTCTGAGTGGCATACTTTCCTTGAGTGGGCGAATACTCTTCCCTATGCAAAAGAGCTAATCTTTGATTAATTTATTGATTTTTTATACAAATTTAATTATAATTATTATATAAAATGAATAAAATAAATAGAAATGGAGATAAATTAATTAAATGACAAACAAAGAAATTTTTATCAACACAGTAGAACAACTTATTGCGCATAGCAAAGATATGATTCCTACTGAAGCTATTGAATACCTTAATCAGCTTAAAGCAACACCTGAAAAGGAGAAGGCTCCTTTTACTGAAAATGGCGCAAAGGTTCTTATTTGGATGCAGGAGAATTATGAGTCTTATAACAATATTCTCAAGGCAAAGGAAATCGGTGATGGACTTTTCTGTTCTTCGCGCACAGTGTCTGGTGCTATGAGAAAGCTTATTACTGACGGTTATGTAAGCAAGACAGAAGGAACTCCTACTTGTTATTCGCTTACAGAACTTGGGATGAGCGTAACGGTAGTAGTTCCAGAAAAGAAAACCAAGGATGAAGAATAATGAGAGATTTTATAATTTTAGCAATTTCTTATATACCTTTTCCTGTTTTAGAGGAGTATCTTAAAACAAGAGGAATAACTTGCTATAATGAAGATGGAAGCTCTCGTATGACTTATGAAGTAGTTAATGATATAATGCAGCTTCTACTTGACTAAATAAAAAATTTTTGTTATAATAAAGATATTGGACAAAAATATTAAATAAGTAAAATAATTAATAAACAAGGAGAAAGAAATGAAGTACACAAAGAATTCAATTACAATTCAAGGAAGAGTTTACAGTTTTGGAGAAGCAAATGGAAGAAATATGCTTGAAGTAAAGACTGTAAAGAATGAAAAGTCTGAGAACTTCGGTAAGGAGTTTATTGCAGGAACTATCCAGGTTGCAGTAGATGAAGCAGGTCTTAATGTAATTCCTGTTCACTACACTTTTGTAACCCCCACCACAAAGAATGGCGGCACCAACAATACCTTTACCGCTCTTAAGGCACTTATCGATGGCGGTAAGACTTGGGTAAAGGACGGCAAGGATGCTGCACCTATGGTTAAACTCGAGCCTTCTTTTGCGCTCAATGATTTCTATATCAATGAGAATGGTGAAGATAAACTTGTCTCTCAGGTAATGCACGAGGGTGGTTTTGCAACAATCGTAAACACTCTTCCTGAGAACGAAGCAGAGAGAACTTATTTCCGCTGTGATATGGTTATCACAAATGTAACTCATGTAGATGAAGATAAAGAGAAAAACATTGATGAACATGTTGCTCTTCGCGGTGCAGTATTTAATTTCCGTAAAGAACTTCTTCCTCTTACCTTTACAGTTAAGAATCCTAACGGTATGAATTACTTTGAAGAACTTGGCGTGTCTGGTAGCGAGCCTGTTTACACTTGGGTTGAAGGTATTATTAACTGCAATACTGTTAAGAACGAGGTCAAGGAAGAGACTGCATTTGGCGGCGAGTCTGTAAGAACCTTTGAGCGCAAGACTAAAGAATGGCTTGTTGTAAGAGCTTCGCAGAATCCTTATGACTTTGGTGAAGAGGGTATTCTTACTGGAGAAGAGCTTACAAAGGCTATGCAGGATAGACAGGTTAAGCTTGCCGAGGAAAAGAAGAGAAGTGAAGAGTATAAGGCACAGAGAAATAATCCTGTAGCAGCGCCCGCCGCTCCTCAGGCAAAAGCTGGTGGCTTTAACTTCTGATAAAAAGAGGTAAGTGAAAATGGCAGATTTTAATTTACTTGATATTTAGCCTCATTAGGTTTCAAGAGATATGCGCGGTTATTGCGTCTTCTTCTATGGAGACGCAAAGACCGGTAAAACTACTACCGCGACTAAATTCCCTAATCATCTTTTGGCGGCTTTTGAAAAAGGATATAATGCAATTCCCGGCGCCATGGCACAACCTATTAATAGTTGGTCTGAGTTTAAAAAATTCTTGCGCCAGTTAAAGAATGAACAGGTTAAAGCTAGATTCGAAACTATTATCCTTGATACAGCTGATATAGCCTATGACTATTGTGAGAAATATATTTGCGCCAATGCAGTTCGTCCAGATGGCTCTATAGGCGTCGATAGCATCGGTGACATTGGTTACGGAAAGGGCTTCAAAATGGCAGCGCAAGAGTTTGATAGCGCGCTTCGTTCAATCCTTCAATTAGGATACGGCTTAGTAATTATTTCTCACGCGCAAGACAAAACCTTTAAGGATCAAAATGGCAATGAGTATAATCAGATTGTTCCTACTCTTGATAATAAACCTCGTAATATTGTAAACCGTATGGCTTAACATTTTTATTTCATATTTTCGCTCTCTTAAAGAAGGAGTTGAAAGTTTTTTGAGAAAATATCCTTTAAATTTAACAAACATTAAAATAGACCCTCATGAAAAATATTATTGGCTTGGATTTTTAGCTGGAGATGGAAATGTAGCTAAAAATGAAGCCAGAGTAAGAGTTGAGTTAAAAGATATAGATAGAGAGCAGCTTGAAAATTTACAAGCATTCTTTGAATCTAATGCGCCCATTACAGAGCGTACTAATAACACTGGATGTCATGCTTTAACTGTATCTATAAACTCGGCAGAGTTAAAACGTTATTTAGCACAATATAATATAGTACCTGCAAAAACCTCTATTTTTAGTATTCCCCTTGAAAACATTCCTAATGAATATATTTATGATTTTGCAAGAGGATTGCTAGATGCAGATGGTAGTATTCACATTAGAGAAGATAGAAACAATATTCCTAGTTTAAGTTTTGTCAGTCAAACTGAGATCTGCACAAAACAAATGCTAGAAATTTTAGAGTTTGATAATAAAGTAAGTCCTTGTGGAACCTCTGCTTATCAAATTCATAAAGAAGGCGCTGCAGTTGTACAAATTTTAAATAAAATTTATGAACATTCAACCGAGGCCTCTCGGTTGAGACGAAAATATGAAATATATAAGGCCCTTAATGGAGCAATCCATTAAGCAAATCATGTGAATTGCTGGAAACCCCTTAGAGTTAATCAAACTACAGCATAAGAATGAAAGAAATCTAAGTGCGAATGTTAAAAATTGATTAAATTGGGCAATCAGCAGCCAAGCTCCGAATAGGAGAAGGTTCAACGACTATCCCACTGGAGGATGAAATTTCCTCAACAGGAGTAGGGCTTTTATAATAATATAAAAGTAGGTGAAAATCCTTTAAATCGAAGTGCATGACATCCACCGTTTAAAATGGATGAAGATATAGTCTATTCCCATTAAAATATCTTGAAAAAGAGGGTATTAAAGGACATAATAGGATATGCGAGAACTGTTGAGTCTGAGTCTGGTGAGAAATCTACAAAACTCTTTATGCGCGGAACTCCTCGTTTCGTAGCTGGAAGTAGATTTAAGTATACGCCTGATTATATTGACTTCAACTATAATGCTCTTGTTAATGCAATAGGAGATGCTATTGATAGACAGGCGGCTGAGGATGGAACTCAATACTTCACAGATACTGGCGCCAACTTGCATACATTCGTTTCAAAAGAACTTGATTTCGATGAACTTATGATGCAGTTTAACTCAATGATTCAAGACCTCTCGGTTCAAAGCGACGAAGAAACATTCAAAACTTATTGGCAACCTCGTATTAGTCAATGCATAGAGAAATATCTTGGTAAAGGACAAAAAGTTTCTCAGTGCTCTCGCGAACAGACAGAAGCGCTTGACCTTATTGTGACGGAACTTAAAGATTTGATAAATACAGCTCAATAATGATTAAGTCAATAGAGGATATTATCCTCTATTGACTTTTTATTTAATTTATGTTATAATATATATATATAAAAGTATAAAAAGAGGTAAAAAGATAAATGGCGAGCAAAGCAATGGTTAAATGCCTGTATTGTGGCCAGCTTTTTGATCGTAATTCTGAGCCTTGCGCCAAACCAAAAGGTAATCGTTACGCACATCAAAAATGCTATGAAACACATATGGCATCAATGTCTCAAGAAGAACGAGACTATAATGAATTAATCGAATATATAAAATACCTCTTAGGAGAGGATTTAAATCCGCGAGTATGGAAACAACTTAAGGAATATAAAGAAGTGTATAAATATTCTTATAGTGGAATATTAAAAACGCTTAAGTGGTGGTATGAATTAAAAGGTAACGATGTGGAAAAAGCAAACGGTGCAATAGGCATTGTACCTTATGTCTACAAGGATGCGTGCGCCTATTACTATGCACTATATCTGGCGGCGGTCGCTAATGAAGATAAAGACATAGAGCATTTTCAAGTTAAGGTTAGAGAGTTCTCTATTGAACCACCTATGAGAATTGTAAAACCGCCGCGTTTGTTCAATTTAGATGATTTGGAGGAAGAGGAATGAAAAAACATAAAGTAATTTTAAAATTCACTAAAGCTCGCTACGATTCTGATTATCTTGGCTGGTTTGAAGTAGCAGATACAACATTTTATAATTGGGCGGCTGAAGCTGAAGCTAATTTTGATGTTGTTATTAAAATTTGTAGATTAAAAAATCATCTTGATCTTATGAAAAGTAAAATAGTATTCATTGGGTCAGATGCAAAAATAGTAGCACATGCATGGATCAATAAGCTTGGTAATAAAATTCAAAATATTAAAATGAGGTGAGGCAACAATGAGCAAAAGTAAATATGTAGATACCGCTGCAATAATGCAAGTGATCGGTGCTATCTATATCCAACCCTCACTTTTAGATAATGAAAATTATCATTTCCACGAAGAAGATTTTTGTGAAGACTTTCACGTGACTCTTTTTGGAACTATATATAATCTACATGCGCTCGGCGCTAAGGAGATAACTCTCAATGCAATAGAAGACTATCTTGCACAGCGCCCTAAGCGCCAAGCGATATATAAATCAAATAAGGGTGCAGAATATCTTGAGCAACTTAAAGAGGCTACACAATTAAGCGCCTTTCAGTATTACTATGATAGAGTTAAGAAGATGACGCTCTTGCGCATGTATAACGAGCGCTGTGGAATGGATTTATCGTGGCTCTATGATATGGATAATATCTTTGATGCAAAGAAGAAACAGGCACAAGAGGACTGGTTAGACAATACACCTCTTGTAGAAATTGCAGATTTAATTGATAAAAAGATAGATGAAGTTAAATCAGTTTATGTAGACAACTGCGAAGCCGATATTGTTCAGGCGGGCGCAGGTGTGGAGTTACTTCTTGAGCAATTAAAACAAAAGCCTGAGCTTGGATACCCATTGTATGGCAAATATATTAATACTATTTTCCGCGGCGCGCGCTTGAAAAAATTTTACTTGCGCTCAGCTGCAACAGGTGTTGGTAAAACGCGTTCAATGGTAGCAGATGCGTGTTATATTGGATGTGGTTCTATGTATAGCCTTGAAGAACGCACTTGGATAAATACAGGTGAACCACAAGCCACTCTTTATATAGCAACAGAGCAAGAGTTATCAGAAGTTCAAACCATGATGATAGCGTTTTTATCTGGTGTTGACGAGGAACATATTGTTACAGGTGAATATCTTGAAGGTGAATGGGAGCGCGCACTCCATGCTGCGCAACTCTTAAAGACTGGAAAAATCTATTTTGAAGCACTTCCAGATTTCTCATTACAAGACATTGAGAATGTTATTAAGAAAGGCATTAGAGAGAACGATATCAAGTACGTATTCCACGACTATATACACACGAGTATGAAGATTCTCGAAGAGATTACTCGAAGAAGCGGCGGTGTGCGCCTTAGAGAAGATAATATTCTCTTTATGATTTCCGTAAGACTTAAAGATTTGTGTAATCAGTATGGAATATTTATTATGTCTGCGACTCAGTTGAGTAATGATTATCACGAGGCAGAGGTTTATGACCAAGGATTGCTTCGTGGCGCAAAGTCTATAGC